TTACCCTATCGTAATGTCCACCTTGCACAAGAGGTTCAAATTAAAGGCGTGTTCTACATAACTTAATTGAAGGTCTCCGCCACCCGTGCCTTGTTGTGTGGTAGATAGGAACTGTCCTATCCCTCAACATTTATATAATAGCATTAAAAAACCCCCTGTATAGGGGGCTTGTGACAGTTCTTAATGTGGTCACTCCTTGGGTGGAATGTAATTCGTGTATGGGATACTACCAGCAGGAGTGATCACATAAACATCAATGAAATAATCTTGATCTGTTAGATCAGTATTTTGAGGGAACCAATCATTAGCATTATCAACTGCAACTACTTGAGTATCAAATGCATAAAATATATACTTTTCTTTAAATATTTCTACTATCTCATCAGCAGGAATAACATCTTCATAGTATGTTTTAATTGTTGCCTGTTTACTAGCATCAAGAGTAAACCATTTACTATTATCAACTACAAGAATATACTTCTGCTTACTCTTAGCATATTCAGTAGCAATTTCCTGTATATTATATGAATTAAGTGCTACTAGCATTATAGTTCTCCTGTTTCAATTTTGCTGATAAGATCATCAAGATAATCAACACCCAACTTATCATTCTCTAACTTAATTGCTGTTGCTGCTTCTTCATCTGTAGAATATCCAGTACCATTCCATGCACCAGTAAATGAAGTAATAAATGGACTAATAAGAATACGTGTTGCAACATCATCACCTTCATTTGATGTTGATGCAAGTCTAGATGCAATATAAAATGCCATCCTTTGTGTATACTTCGCCAGATTAGCTTCTTGCATCTTCCAAAAATGGTAAGAACTTGTAAGGTAATCTTTATCTGTTCCTTGTTCACCAAGTTTTGCTTTAACATCAGCATCAACTGCTAATGTTTTTCTTTGAAGATACTCAACTGGTGTAATTGGATATACAATATTGAATGGTGTGTCAACTGCTTGCAAAGTAGGAATATCTCTTATGTACTGTCTATATTGTTTCCACAATGCTTTCAATTCATCATTTCCTGGTGCATCTGGTAATTGTGTGTGATCACTATCTTGGAGTAAGAACTGTCTAATAATCTTAACTCTCTTCCATGTAATAGAATTAGTTCTAGCAAACTCTGCTGATACTGCTTTTTGATAAGTATCTTCTTGAATATCTCTATATTCTACAAACTTCAGTTTAAGAGCATCTTTTAATGTAGTAGCAGCATTCACATCAATAGCTTTAGGATCAAAATCATATGACACCCAATTAAATGTATTTGTCTTGAAGTTCTTCTTATACTTACATCTTGCTACACTATAAGAATCATCTTCTCTATAAACAAATGTCTCTAACCTATCTTTAGGATCATCCCATAGAGGATATAGTAAAGGAGTTATATCAGTACTCCAATAGGCATCAGTTATTTCTTTACGAATGTTCTTATATTGAATCGTTTTATCTAACGCATTCAAATATAATTCAACATTTCCAAACGCAGTCGTTGCCATAATAGTTTCTAGAATGCTTTTATAAGGTATTTAGCTCTGTGATACCTAGTTACTAATGGTATCACATCTTCAACTGTAGCAGTACCAACTACAGATATAGGTGTTGATGTTGATAATGTAAGAGTACCTTGATCAAATCTAATGTTTGAATCTTTTGCACTAATTTCTTTTCTTACAACATCTATACCACTGTCAGGACCACATTCTCCTTCATTTCCTGGTAATGTTGCATTAGAAGCAGGTGTAAAGACTCTACTACTAACTTCACCATAAACTATACCAAATTCTGCTAATCCCCAATCATCATCTTCCTTATTCCCTTGCCTGTCCTGTAAAAGATAAAGATATACACCACTCTGTCTAACAGGATTGTTTTCATCTAAATCTATTTCATATTCAGCATAACCACTAGCACTAACAGTTGTTGAAGCAATCTGTTGAACTAATGTTGCGTTGGCACTAGCATCAGTAGAAGTTTTATAGTATAAAGTTAAATCCATTCCACCATCGGGTGTTTCTCCACCATTACTACCATTACCTTTAATAACATTAAATACTAACTTCTCTGCCGCTGCCAAATTCAATGGACCAACTTGTAACCATCTATCATCATCACCTCTGAAAAGAATATGCCTATTTGCTTGGGTTGTAGCGGAAACAAATCCACCACCAGTACCAGCACCAGTACCAGCTGCATACACATTAACATTAGTACTAGCACTGTGCCAAACATTTCCACCAAAAGCAGCACCAGCACCTGGCCATACTGGGCTGTCAGGATATCCAGGAACAGTATACACACGTCCTGCTGCTGTTGTATATCCAAGAACCGATTCAGCTCCAGGTATTAAACCCATACATCTAACTCTAACATATCCTTCATTACCACTAGATGCCAATCCACTACCATTACCACCAGAACCAGGATTACCTGGACCTCCTAATGATGCAGTAAATGAAGTAGCAAGATCTTCCCCAGTAAGACTGAACGTACAATATCCACCAGATCCACCACCACCACCAGATTCATTAACTGTATTACCTGTATAGTTAACAGTGAAATTGACGTATCCACCTCCTGTTGATCCATCTCCTTCAAATACAAAACCAGCAACAGTACTTCTCCAAGCACTACGTCCTGCTCTTCCTCCTGTTCCAGAACCAGTAGCACTGTGACCAGCACCAGCTACACCACCAGCACCACCGTCACCACCAGTTCCAGCACCGCCGCCTCCTCCACCACCGCCTCCAGCGGTACATCCTCTTTCACCACCAGTTTTACCAGAATCAAATCCAACAGCACCAGCACCATAAGCACCAGCTGCTGGACCTTGACCTGGAGATCCTGTCCAACAAAGGTCTACTATACCTGCCCAGTTATTTCCACCACCGCCAGCTCCACCGCCGCCGCCTCCTCCAGCACCAGCAACATAACCACCACTAGCATAAACACCTGTTGCACCTCCACCAGCACCAGCAGTTGCACCAGCACCCCATGCTCCACGTCCACCAGCTCCACCACTTGCTGCACCAGTTCCTACATTATAGTTGTACGTTTCATAAGCATTGGTATTAACATTATTATATCCATTTCCACCCTTTGTACCAATTTGCCATGAATATGTACCTAAGTTTCCAGTTGTTACTTTCAACCTCCTACCACGTCCACCATCTCCACCCAATCCAGTTCCAACAGAACCAGGAACACCAGGACAACTAGATCCTGTGGATTGGTTTCCATCACCACCAGCACCACCTGATATATCTATATCAACAGTATTAATTGTCGCATTTGCTGGTAATCTGTTATCATTCTGTGGTGTATAGTTACTATTAGCAGTATAATTCTGTTGCCATGATCCTGAAGAAGGAGTTGTACTATATCCTCCATCACCACCAGCACCAGCTTCATATGCTGCACTACCTCCACCACCAGATCCACCAGGAGGATTTTGCTGATTTGCTTGACCACCAGTACTACCAGACATTCCAACACCTGAGGTTCCTAAGTCAAATTTATCATTACCACTAAGTGCAGCTGGAACAGTAGCACTACCACCAGGTCCACCACCTCCACCAGCACTACCAGCAGTTCCTCCAGATCCACCAGTAACACTAACGGTATAAGTTGTACCATCTAATGTAAAGGTAACACTAGCAGTTCCTCCAGTACCACCATTATTACTATAACTACCACCACCTCCACCTGGAGCATATAATTCCACTTGATATATTCTTGGATCGGTTCCTGCATCAGCAACACTCTTAGTGAAATTACCAGCACCCGTTAATTCTTGTAAATACCTCTCTTCATAATCACCAGGATCATATGAATATATTGGTTTACCACCAATCTTGGTGAGATCATCAACTACCCATACTTTTGGATCTGGTATAGCAGTAACATCTTCAAAATAACCAGCAGCTTCTCTAACTGTCGCACCTATTGTACCAGTACCTGCTCCTGGTGCTATATTAGTACCATCAGGATCTGTTGGAATTATTTCAAATCCATTAGCACTAAATCCAGTAGACTCAACTTGCCAATTTCCATCATACCCTGCTCCTGCCCCATAAACAACAACCCAATCATCAACAGAAAATCCATGATCATTTACTGTAACAACAGTTAATTTAGTACCATCACTTGTAATACTCTGAATAGGTTGAGTTGGTGGTTCAGTAATCTTATAAAGTTTACAACCAGCATTATTAGTATCATCAATCTTATCACCTATACCCTCACTATTACCATACGTTGAAGTTAAAGCACTTTGTGGTTTATATTCCGATAATCCATGTGAGTGTCCTAATGGAAATCCATCAGATGTAGCTGGTTCAAAGACCATCACATTACCTTTTATCTTCTGATAACCACTAGTGAAAGTATCAATTCCAGCTAATGAAGATAAACGTGCCTCATTTGGTTCACTTGTCAACAATTGATGCGTATGTTCTGGTGGTCTATTCATGATATAATCAAGAATAGGACCAATTGTAAGTTTCTTTGATCCTACTAGATATGGAGAAATCTGTGTATTAACATCATCATACCCAGTTGTTACAACATCACTGATAGTAAAGAATTCTTGAGGATCATCAATCTTATCCTTACTAATCTCCCATGTACCACCAGTATCACCAACATCAATAGTTGGTCTATTTTCAACAATGGGTGTTCCTGCTCCCTCAACACCTTCTCCATAACCTATAATTTTTCTATCTCTAGTATCAGGTAATCTAAATTCACCAACAAAATACGGATAATCTGTCCATACAAATGATTTCCTAATCTTCATTATAGGATGATTAGTCAACGTTGACATCTCAACATTAAAAACAGTATTACTGACGTTACCACTAAGTCCAGTAATTATAAAATTATCAGTATATGATGGAGTATTACTTGCTGATGGTGTTATTAAAGCTCCATTACCTCCAGTAAAATCTAAATGATTAACTAAAGTTTGACCGTTACTAAGATTACAAACAACATGTAACCTATAAACATGTTTCTGTCCACTATCAGGTTGTGGACCTGAGTAACCATTATCTCTAATCCATGCAGCAACTTGACCTGCTGGTGGTTGAATACTAGATTGAGCAACTGTATTAGGTTCAATAGAAGCACCTGATGGCAGTGCTCCATTAACAGCCAATGATACTACATTTGCTGGAATATTCTTCATATGCCAATTAACATAGCTACCAATAGATAAATTCTCTATCATCAATTCCCAATTAACAATTGTAATACCTTGTGGTATTCCACTGATATTACCCCATTGTATATCTGGACTAGAATTCTGTGCATTTGTGTAACTATCATATCCAGTTGGATACACATTACCAGTACCAGGATCCAATTCAGGAACAACACCCCAATATGACTCTGGGATTATTGGATTTGCTTCACCTGTTACAAAGAGCAAAGCTTGAGAAGTTAACTGCCATGAAACTGTAACTGTTCCTACAGTACCAGTGGCTACATTTGCAAGTATTCTATAAACATCAGTATCAGTTCTTGATGCTAAATTTTGATAACTCTCATTATATTCTAGAGTATAATCTGTATCTGGTGCAAATGTTGGTGGTGTTGCACCTCCATCAGGATAATCTTCCAATGAATTAATAAACCTCATAGAACATCCATTTGGATATGCACGTGTTCTTATTGGTAAACTGTTAAGAGGTGTAAATGTATCTTTATAAATCTCTGCATATACATCAGTGTTATCAATAAACGTCCTGAATATTGTCCCATCACCACCAGGAGTATCCCACCTAACTGCATTCGCACTAAGTTGATCAGTGTTACTTAAATAATCATTACCTACCACCTCATATAATAATGGATAGTCTTTAATTTTATGCAATGAACCATCACAATACAAGAACCCTCTCTGTGCATAATGAGGATCATGCTCAACAGTTGTCCAAGATTGATCTGGGACATCAACTGTATCGGTGTAAGCATTAACTAAAACAGGTACGATAGCACCTATTTGAGTATAAGATCCCGACTTATCACTGTACCAATTAGGTGTCTCGGTTTGTGTAAGTTGTACTCCATTCCGATCTATAGTATTGTTAGGTCTATAAAATGCCATTAGGTCTTAATCAGGTATTCCTGTATAATATAAGGCTGTATGTATTTATCAGCCTTTGGGTCATCATTCTTTGAAATAGTAATACTGGACTGCAATCCCGAATCTGCTCTTGCATTCGCAGCTCTAGTCTTTAAAACATATGTATGGGGTGTATCAGTATCAAGCTCAAGAATATGTCTATGATTATTTTCATCACCTTCACGTCCAGTGCTCATAGTTTTATTTGTAACTGATGATGGACCAACACCATAAGATTCATCATATGGAGCAAATGGCATTTGATTTTCACCTTGGAAATCAGTCTCTGCACTATCACTATCAGGATCATTAACAGTAGGTCCATTAACACCACCTATACAACCACCAAAAATAGGAATATTTCTACAGAAACAACTAATTGTTAATCTTGGTTCATAATAAACTTGTTCATTTAAACCAGGAGTTGTTATTTCTCCAAATATATTAGAGTAATTTCCTGTTCCTTGAGGTGGATCTATATTAGAGTGGTTACAATTCTCACTGGCAATAACGTTAACTTTCTGATTCTCTTGAGCCATGTTGGGACATGTTACTTCATCTGGCCATAAACAATGACCTGATGAAACAAAGGAATCACAAACACTATTCCAACATGCACCATAAGAATCCCAATAGTTATTAGGAGATCCAGGGTTACGTCCTGGATCATCTGTAACAGCTAGACCAGTCCAGAACCAATAACATGGCATCTGTTTTGCAACTGACCACCACTGACACATATTGACACTACTCTTTGTTATAGTTGAGTTAGTTTGTCTAGATGAAAAATGATTACCATTTTTATCAAATTGTCTTGCTCTAAATGTATTTGACCTATGCATATGTGGTTGATACATTTGATCACTAATCTCACTATAATAAGTATAGTTACCACTATCAACACTAAACCTAGGTTCACCAACTAAAGGAAGTTCTTGTGGTGGAATATAAAAAGATCCATTGTATGTTAATTCATATGGACTAGCAATATTCTGAATAACATCCAATCCAACACCTGATTTAATAACATCACGTTCAGGAGTAACATTCTTATTAGTAACCACTAAATCAACATACTGTCCTATATTAGCAGATGAAGTTGCTCTAATATGCTTACATCTAAGATCTGGTAATTGAAATTGATCCTCTGATAATGCTTGATCTGCTTTTTTAAACTTACAAGAATCACCCACACCAACAACCATCGCAAGCATTGGATAATCTGTTGCTGATAAAACCCTACCATCACAACTAAGATATCCTGGTGGTATCAAATCCATATTGATTTGACTAGAAGGATCTTCACTAATTATACGTTTTGGAAAATTTATAATAGTTCCTGTTAATGAACCATGCTTTCCTTTTTCTCTGTTATAGAATACCGCCATCAGAATGCCCTCATGATGTATATCATTGTTAATGAAGGAGTATTGGAATTAACATTAACTGTTAATGCACTGGCAATATCAACAGGATCTGTAGTTCCTGTTTGAATATCATTAACCAACAATGTACCTGGTATTTTCAATCCTGCCCCCATTGATACCTCCATTGCATCATGTTTATGTGACTTTAATGCTATATCAGCCCACCTCTCTGCTTCATGATTTAATGTGGTAGTAAATGTATTACCTGTATTTGTACCTGTAGCAAAAGGACCATTTGTATTGGGTGGTTGAGGTTCTGTAGTAGAATCATATACCATGTCCTCAATATAAACAGAACCCATATTAGCTCCCCTAATTTCTTCTGGAATATCTGGTGATGCATAATAATTTTTTCTACCACCATAATATCCAGCTGGTGGGAATGATCCGACATGAGCACTCTGTTGTATAGCTGCAACAGCAGAGTTATCATCAGTAAACCCATCAACACAATTGATACATTGATCTATCGGTCTACCTCCAGTTACAGGTTGTGGTACTAATTGTTTTGTTGCTATTGTAGGAATATTCTGTTGTACATTACCACCAACTAAAGTTTGATCATTAGTACTACTCCAAGTGATATCACACGTTCCTGGATTAAATCTATGAGCAAAACTACTACTACCTCTATTTCCTTCCAAAGCAACTGATGTTATCTGAGCACCACTGGGTGCTCCTACAGCAGTTGGTGGTTGGAATTCCAAAACATGTCTTCCATCACGAACAGCAGTCCAAAATTGATCGTAATCCCCATCACTAGCTGGTCTATGAGAATGGTCTTTAATATGATTAACACCCAATTTTCTAGGTATAGTATGAACTGTGGTATAGTAAATGGGATCATCCATCGTAATTCCATTTATCCTACCCGCTAAATTATTAGTAGCTTCAACTTGGAAACTAATACTAATATTACTTTTATTAAGAACCTTTGCTTCTGTACCTGTAGTACCATTTGGGCTAAGATATTGTCCAATGTTTGTAAGATTATTATATCTGCTATCACCTTCATCAAAGTAAGAACCAGATCCAAGATCACCTATTCTAGTAGACTCAATATCAACTAGGGGACGTTGATTTAAATTAGGTATAGTAAACGTATCAACATGACCATTCTGAGGATCTTTATTATATGGGAAATCATTTACAATACCGTAATTTATTCCCAAAGTAAAAGCAGTGTTATCAGAAAATGGTCCGTATGTATTTCCAATTATCCTAGCAAGTAAAGGATAATCAGCAGCAAATACACCTTCACCAGAAGCATTACATATAATCCACCCCTTCGGTATTCCCTCAAGATCGTCTATATTCGTAGAACTACCTGTCCATGCCATGATTGTACCAATAGGTGCAATCTTTT